ACGTGCGGATATCTTAAAGTTAAAATCATTAGTTGGTCATAAGAATATAGAGATTAACAATCTTAAATTAGAATCAGAAGTAGAAGATGTACCACATGAAGTAGTAGTAGAGAAGGTACAACCTTATTTACCTGCATCTGTTAAGTTTCACGAAGTAGATGGTAAGATTACAAAGAACCCAATAGAAAAGAAATAGTATATGAAGAAAGAAATAGAAATAACAGTACCTAAAGATTTTAGTGCAGTAACCTTAAAACAATATCTTAAGATACAAGATGATTTAAAGAATTACGAAGATGATAAAGAAGCACAAGATGCTTTCCTTTTATTTAACCTTTGTAAGTTGACTCCTGAACTAACTAATAAATTAGATAAGAATACCTTAGATAGTATTAAAAACGATTTAAACACACTCTTAAACAATCAAGAGTATCCTTTACAAAAGATTGTCAAGATAGATGAAAAAGAATATGGATTCGAACCTAATCTATCTAACCTTGCATATGGTGCGTACTTAGATATCAGTAAGTTTGAAACCCTTAGTATAGATAAGAACTGGTCTACTATCATGGCAATACTATACAGAGAAGTAACTAATAAGAAAGGAGCTCTGTATGAGATTGCAGGATATAAAGGTGTAGAACCTTGGGATGAAGATAGATGGATGGATGTAACAATGGATATACACTTTGGGTGTTTTTTTTTCTTCAAGACTATCTACTTGGACTTGTTGAACGATATCCTGAACTCTTCGAAGGAGCAAGTATTGAAGGGGGAGACCCAACATCCGTATATTCAGCGAATTTTTCAAGAAAGTGGAAAGGTTATCAATCAGTGGCAATCCTTGCACAAGAAAACATACTCAATTTTCCCAACGTCTTACAAAGACCGTTAGAAGAATGTTTACTATTCTTAACCTATATGACGGATAAGAATCAGATGGAAAGAGCTATTCATCGTAGTATGATGAAGAAGTATAAATAGGAATCTTATACAAACCTTTGTTGTATTGTTATATTACAAAAAACAATTATGTCATATTCCAGAACTAAACGTAAGTATGCACGAAGTGGTATTTGGATTGGCCCGACAGTAGGACAATCCTCACCTAAGAATAGTAGAAGAGGTTGTTTGTGTTTAGATAACTCAACTTATAGTACCGAATGTTGCGATGGATACTTAATGAATCAAGGAATCGGTCAAACTGAAAAAGTAATAACCAATAGAGGTGGATTCTCACAAGGGTTCTCTGCAGGATTTGATATAACAATAACGAAATAGGAATTATGAGTAGTAAAAGTAAATCACAATTAAGAACGGAGAACTCGAATAGTTTTCCAAATAACAACTCTCAACAAATAACACCTGCAATACTTAGAAACTTTCAAGGTGATATTATTGATTCAATGGTTGTATCCAATGACTCTGGTTCATTTGTTACTACATCATCATTCGATAGTGGTACAAGAATACAAACATTTACAAAGGCAGATGGTACAACATATACTAACACTATACCAGGTGGTAGTGGTGGAGCAACAGACACAGGTTCTTTATTAACAACTGCATCTTTTGATAACAGTAGTAGAAACATGACATTTACTAAAGGTAATGCATCTACGTTTAATGTTAATATACCAACAGTAGGAACTGGTTCGTTTATGACAACTGGTTCTGTAACTAATGCAACCTCTACCTTTACAAAGGGTGATGGTAGTACATTTGATTTAACTGTTAACAATGTAGTAAACGCAACATCAGCATCTCATGCAGAGTTTAGTGAAACTACACAAGAAGTAATCATTAATGTAAAGAACACATCAGGTGTTAATCTTGTAAAAGGTACACCTGTCTACGCAACTGGAGTAACTGGTGAGAACATAAACATTGCAAGTGCAAGTAACGATTCTCCAAATACAATGCCAGCAGTTGCAGTACTACAACAAAATATAAACGCTAATGCAGTAGGTGAAGCAACTGTAAGTGGTAAAATCGTTGGTGTTAATACTGATGGGTTTACTGCAGGTAGAAACATCTATGTAAATACAAATGGTTCATTTACACAAACTAAACCAACAGGTACAGCACTAATACAAAACATAGGTGTTGTAGGTAAAGTAAACGCGAGTGATGGAGAGATAGTAATCCAAGGTAGTGGTAGAAGTAACGATTTACCAAACCTTACAGAAGGATATGTATGGGTAGGAGATGGTAGTGGAGTACCAGAAGAGTTTTCAACTGGCTCTATTGCATTTATAAATAAAAACAATACCTTTACAGGTACACAATCATTTAACAACATCACAGTAAGTGGTACTGGTTCATTCGGATATATAGAATCTGTAACTGGTAGTGCTAAGATTATTGGAGATGCGTTCTTAATCTTAAACAACGATACACCAACAGAAAGATTTGCTGGTATAAAAATAATAGATAGTGGTTCTACACAAGCAACTGCATCAATACAATTCGATGGTAGTACAAAAGATTGGTTTGCAGAATATACTGCATCTGGTGATGCTGATAACTTTGGTGTATTAATACAAGGACCTGAATACAATACTGCAGGTTCACCTATCTACTTGACAAGTAATAGAATACCTAAATCAGATGGTAAACACAATCTAAACGATTCTAACATCTCTGATAGTGGTACTTTAATTACCTTAAACTCTAATACAGATGTACAAGGTAACATAACAACAACTGGTACAGTTGATGGTGTTAACGTATCTACGTTAAACACAACAGTACAAACAGTTAGTTCTTCAGTAGCAGATTTAAATACCTTTACAGGTTCTGCAATACAAGGAGCTGGTACAAGTAATATATTCCCTATCTTCAATGGTGGTAACAGTATAACTGATAGTAACTTAAACTACGATGGTAGTTCTGTTAACTTATTTACACCTTCATCACCTGGTCAGTTCAACTCCTTTATTGTAAACACAGATGGTACATCCATGACGTTCCAAGCATATATCTTAAAAGATAATGGTACATATGGTGGTGCTCCTGGTGATGGTAACTTCGAAGCATACTTCGGTGAAACTACATTTGATTCATATGATAATGGTAACGCTGCATATCACCTAGCAATGGGATTCCAAGATGGTGCAAGTGGTAGAACAGTAATCGGAGCTTATCAAGATGGTACTACAAGATATTACAAACCTGTAACATTCTTAAGAGATATTACAGCACCTGATAACATTAGTGGTTCTGTTACTACTTTATCTATTGGTGGTACTGTAACCGCTTCATTACAAGATGGTTACGCATGGGTAGGTGATGTTAACAATGTAACTAAAGCAGTTCCAACCTCATCATTTGCAGGAGGTGCAAGTGGTATCTTTGAACAGACAGGTTCATTCTACGCAACTACTAACAACTTAGAAGTTACTGGTTCATTTAAACCAAAAGGTGTTGTAGATGTAGATGGTTCTATCGGAGGTACTATTACTACACTAACTGTATCAAGTAATACTGCATCTATTGATTTAAGAACTGCAAACACATATAAATTAGATATCGTAGGTGGTGCAGATACTCATCTATCTATTACTAACTTCTCTAATAGTGGACAAAGTGCAAACATCTTATTATCACAACCTGGTGGAGCAACTGGTTCTGTATCATTTGATTCTAACTTTAAGTTTGGTCAAGGTACTGCATATGTTGCAACTCCACAATTTAGTGCAAAAGATATCATATCAATAGCATCAATAGATGGTGTAGCATACGCAACCTTTATAAACAACTTAAGTTAATATGTCATTCTTTCCATTAGCAAATAATAGAAATAAAGTAACTCTTAACGATAGAGTAGATAACTCTAACTATGCAACAGATAGTAATGCTAAGAAGAATGGATTTGGTATTCCTAATTCTGATTTTTGGACTGATGGTACACCTGGTAGTACAGCGAACAATGGTACAATAGTAGTACAAGCATGGCCAGGTTCAGATACATTTAAAACACCATTTAACGATAATAAGAAATGGATGTTATGGTGTAGTGTATCTAACTCCTTATCTGCATGGTGGCAGTTTTATGTAGCAGGTACTAACAATACACAAATCGGTAACTCTTCTAATTATCCTACTCTTATTAGTGATAGTGATGGAATCAGAAAAGGTTCTTTCATGATATCAATAAGAGAAAGAAGTGGTGGAAGTGGTAACAACGATGGTTTAGTATTGATTAATAGTGGTTCTATATATCAATGGGACCCTAATGATGCAGACCATAAACCATTTACTATTGCAATTGCATATGACCATTCAGATGTATGGAGAGCATCAATTGATGGTGTTACAGTTCCTGCAGTACACGAAAACAGAAATGGAAGTAATCAAGGAACTAACCAATGGTGTAATGATATTGCTAATAGTGGTGGTAACAAAACTACGTTTCTATATGATGATAAGATATCAGGAGGTGCTGCAGGAAGTGGTTCATTTGGAGAAACAGCATATTACACATCATCGTTAACACAAGATGAACTAAACACTATAACCTCACAACCATGGGGTTCACCAACAGATGTATTATCAAAGAGACCACAATTACTTTATAGATTACACGAGGACCAGAAAGAACAAACAACTGGTGCTACATTAACAGACCAATTAAATGGTAAGTTTGCATTTCCAAACTTAGGTAATGAAGATTACTCAGATACATCATTACCACAGGTTAAAACTATTAGAGATTCATCTGGTAGTATCACCTCAGGTTCTGTATTAAATGCAGGTGTACCAATATATCAAACAAGAACTTAATAAACCATAAAATAAAAATTACTATAAATTTAACCAGAAGTGTTATATATACGATGTTATATATGACGTATCACTAAAAAAAGAGAGAGAAACTATGAATTCAAACACAGTACTTAGCAAGGTTATGACTCTTCTATCATTGAAAAATGATGAAGCCATTAAACTTGCATACGCAAAACTAGCCGATGGTACTCTTTTAGAATCTCCAACTTTCGATGTGGGTGAAACAGTTGAAATCGTTTCTGAAGATGGGTCTAAATCCCCTGCACCAGATGGTGAACACGAATTAGAACTTACCGGTGCTGAAGGTGAGTCTGTGTTGTTCAAAATCTTTGTAAAGGATGGTCACATATCAGAAAGAGAAAACGTTGAACTTGAAGAAGGCGAGAAGAAAGAAGAAGAAATGGCTGATGTTGAAACAGTTAAAGTAGAGAAACTACCAGAAGCTGGAACAGCAAAATCATCTGATGAGCAGATTGCTTTAGAAGATGAAAAGAAGGAAGAAGAACTAATAGACGAGGAGGTTGTTGATAAAGACGCTGAAATCGTTGATTTAGGTAAACTTGCTGAAAAAATGGAAGAAGCTGAATCTAAGATTGAAGAAATGAAAGAAAGAATTGAAGAACTTACAAAGTATTTCGAAGAAATCAAAGAGGAAGAAATCAAAATTGAAGCAGAAATAGAAGAAGAAAAAGAGATGGAATCTAAGAAATTAGATGGAGCTCCTATCGAAGCTAGTTCTAAATTCAGTAAAACTAACAAAAAAAATACATACAAGATACCAAATTCTCACAATACGGTATTGTCAAAAATGTATAGATAATTAAAAAAGAGAGAGAAAAAATGAGAAAATTACAAAATTTTACAACAGGTCAACCTGTAATCAACAACTCTACTTACGCTGGTGAAGCGGCTGCTGATTATATCGCTGCAGCATTGCTATCTGCTAGAACTCTTGATAACCAATTGGTAACTATCAAGCCTAACGTTAAGTTTAAGGAGGTGATTCAAAAGGTAGACGTTTCTGGAATCGTACAAGATGCTTCTTGTGATTTCGTAACAAGTGGTTCAGTATCTATCGAAGAGAGAATACTACAACCAAAAGAACTACAAGTGAACTTATCACTATGTAAACAAGAATTTGTTGATTCTTGGAATGCTTTACAACTTGGATACAGTGCATTCGATGAAATCCCAAGAGATTTCAACGATTTCTTAGTATCTTACGTTGGAGGAAAAGTTGCTGAAAAAACAGAACAAGATATTTGGAGTGGTGTTTCTACTACAAATGGTGAGTTCGGTGGATTCGAAAGTGCATTATCTGCATCTGCTGCAACTGGATTAACTACTGCTGTACAAGCTGCAAGAAGAAATGGAGACGGTGCTATCGTATCTGGTTCTATTACTGCTGCTAACGTTGTACAAACTTTACAAGATGTTTACGATACTATTCCTTCTGCCGTATATGGTAAAGAAGATTTAGTTATCTATATCGGTTCTAAAACTGCAAGAGCATATCAATCTGCACTTTCAGGATTAGTTGACCCTGTAAACAATTCTTACAACAACCAATTAAACGTTGGTGAGAAACCATTAAACTTCCAAGGTATCGAATTAGTTCTATGTCCTGGTATGAGTGATGATAAAATCGTTGCTGCTCAGAAATCTAACTTGTTCTTCGGGACTGGCTTACTTTCTGACCATAACGAAGTAAGAGTGCTTGACATGGCTAACCTTGACGGTTCGCAAAACTACCGAGTAATCATGAGATATACTGCTGGAACACAATTTGGTGTTGGAGCTGATATCGTTTACTTTGGTGCATTTTAATATTAACTAATAACTAAAAAGGAGAAATACTATGAGTTGTAATTTGACAGCCGGAAGGCAAGAAGTATGTAAAGACAGCGTAGGTGGTCTACAAGGAGTTTATTTTATAAACTTTGAATCTGGTTCTTTTACTAAGAATGCAGGTGGAGAGATTACTGACCTATCTGGTACTACTGTATATTATTACGAACTCAAAGGTACTTCAGCTTATACAGAGACAGTTAATTCATCAAGAGAAAACGGAACAACATTCTTCTCGCAAGAGACTGTGTTGAATCTTAAAAAACTTACAAATGAAATGACTACTCAGTTAAAGTTATTAGCTTACGGTAGACCACAAATCATTGTGTGGACTAACTCCGGAGATGCACTATTAGCGGGTGAAGAGCATGGAGCTGATTTGACTGCAGGAACAATCCAAACTGGTGGAGCGTTAGGTGACCTTTATGGTTATTCTATCACTATGACTGGTGAAGAGAAACTTCCAGCAGCATTCTTATCTGGTTCTACGACTACAGACCCATTTGCAAATCTTGTTGGTCAACCTACTATCGTATATAGTTAATAGTAGAAGTACTCAAGAGCTTATAATAATTGAAAAAAACCTTCTCTTCGTGAGAGGGTTTTTTTATGCCTATGTACGAGATAATTACAAGTTAAGTTGCAGTTGTTATAGTCTAAAACAAGACGTAGATATGCTGAGTTATTACATTTCACAATCAAATGAATTCGTTATTAGAACAAGAAATACAGGTTCTAATGATGTGTTTACTCTAAAATTAGAGGATATGATGACATATGCAACCTCTTCTTATACAATACCAACAAGTTCTTATAACTTCAATCCTTATGAGAACATCTTAACCTTTTCACAATCCTTAGAAGGTAGTGTAGAAACTGGTCAAGAGTATTTAGTAGAGATTAGTGGTAGTAATAGTGGTTCTATTTACTTTGGGTCAATGCAAGTATATGCATCACAAAGTATTGATAAACCAAACTATGTTACTCAGAATGATAAGTTTATATCTAACGTAACTGATAATGAATATATAGTGCTATGATAAAAAAAGACACACACTTTAATGTACTAAACCTTACGAGACAAGATGTACCTATCGTAACTGAAGATAGAAGAACACGTCATCATTGGGTGCCAGTTGGTATTCACGAACAAGATGATTACTTCAACCTACTAACAGAAGCATACAACACTTCAACAACCAATGCAGCTTGTATTGATGGTGTAGGTGATTTAATCTATGGTAAAGGTTTATTTACAAATGATGAAGGTAGACAAAAAGAATTAGATAGACTGATTCCATCAGATGATTTAAAGAAAGTAACATTTGATTTAAAATTATATGGTAACGCAGCATTCCAAGTACTATGGAGTGATGACCATACAAGAATCAAAAAGATGTATCATACACCTGTTCAGAACTTACGTGCTAAGAAGATAGAGAACATGAGAGTAGAAGGATACTACTATTGTACTGATTGGGATGATGTTAGAAAACAAAGAGATAAAAGGTTTATTCCTGCATTCGGTACATCTCAAGAAGATATGGAAATACTTTACATAAAAGAGTATGAACCTAATAGATACTATTACTCATTACCAGATTGGATTAGTGCATTACAGTTCTCGTTCTCAGAAGCAGAATTATCTAATCTACATTTAAACAATATAGAAAATGGTTTCTTACCTGTTGCTATGGTTAACTTCAATAACGGAGTACCTGCACCAGAAGAAAGACAAACCATTGAAGCTGCA